AAATTGATCGCTAAGAGCAGTACGGCCTCGATTAGTTTCAATTCTATTTACTTGATTTGATACGTCTACAATTACAGCTGCTGAATCTCCCAATATATTTGTGCCTAATATACCTGTATCTAAAATCATTGCCTGAGCAAAACTAGGGCCAGTGGTAAAGTTAATTACTGCATTTATTACAGGTACTGTCATTAGAACCCTTGTCCAGCAGGTACTGTGCTGTATCCATTACGAGTAGCGATCTGTATGCTTTCTGCAATAGCTTGGCTTAACTTATCGCCAGCCCCTGCTACATCGACAGTTACTCTCATTTCTTGTGCTGATCCACCACTGCTAATACCTGGTGTAAATCCTAATGCTAGGCCTAATGCTCTGGCTTCATTACTGTAGCCAAACTCTGGATTATTGATGGCTACATCTGCAAGGTTACCCATACGGCCTTTACCACCAGTACCAATAATAGTTCCCCCTGGGCCAATTTGACTTGGGCTAACTCCAAAGGATAATAATAAGTTTTTAGCAGCTTCACTTAATGCATAAAACTGAGTAGTTAATTCTTCTGTGGCTTTCTTGCCTTCCATCTCAGCCAATAACTTCTTTGCTAATGCTTCATTGTTGTCTAATATGGCCAACTGTGCTCTAATACGTAATTTAGTTTCTGCATCTGTGGCTTCATTAAGCGCTTTTTGGAATCCAATACGCTCTACATCAAACTTAGCAGCCAATTCATCTACAGCAGTTTTTTTCTTTAAGGCGGCTATTTCTAAAGCTCTAAGTTTGTCGAGTTCTTTTTTCTGTCTAACTTCTACTCTAAATTGTTGAGCAGTTATACGGCCAGCACTTCGTTGTTCGTTGGCAGGTAATTCTCTGGCTGGTCTATTTTCCCTACCTAATCTGGCTAATAATCCTAGTGTACTGGTTTCATAAAAGGCTCGGCCTACCATTCCTAAACCTGGTATATCGCCGAGTGTTTTTAATAATGTGCCAAATCCAATAGTAGTGTCGCTTGTTTGTTTAGCAAGATCTTCCATCTTCTTGGTAGTTTTTTCGATATTAGTATCTTCACCCAATATTGCAAGCGCCCCTAATATACCTTTACCAATTTCTTCTTTTACATTTTCGCTGGCTACTTTTAATAAATCCATCTTGCCAGCATAAGTAGTTAATCGAGCTTGTGCTTGACCTGAAAACTTCTCATTAAGTTTTTCCATGATTTTATTCATGTCGCCAGTTTTTAAAAATGTCTTATCTAAGCCAGCGCCTAATCTGCTTAATGCTGTGGTATTACCTGCGTACCCACGTGATATTGCTGATGTTACTTGTGCTAAAGAAGCCCCTGTAGCCGCTGACACATTCATAGCGGTATTTAATGCATCTTGGCTAATAGTTATTGATCCTGTTACTGTCAGTAATTGCTGAAATGCTGGACGTAGTTCATCATCTAATACGCCCGTAGTTTTCTGTAAATTAGAAATATAAAGTTCTACAGCTGGTGAACTAAATTGAAAACCAGTATTTTTTAATTGTTGCTCTAAAGACTTGGCGGCTTTTTCATCTGCTACAAATGCTTTTACTGCTTCTTTACCAAATCTAGTTAATGCTGTTACTGAAAATGCTGCAGCAAAGGTTTTAGCAAAACTCTTTACTCGTTTTTCAAATACACCTACTTCTTTTTGACCCTTTTTTAATCCTTTATTATCAAAGGTGCTGACTGCCGATACAATTAAATTGGCCACTATGCAGCCTTCCTAATCTCTGTATCTTTAATAAACTTAATGGCCACAGTATCAATAGCCTTGACCACAGCTGGGATTACCTTGTCTTTTTCTTCTGACCAAGCACGATAAATCAAACGGCCTTTTTGTTTGCCTTCGCCCTTCATTGTGCTTAAATTCTCTGCAGATTCAATAAAGTTAACACCAGCGTTAGGGTTTGAGCTTTGAGAATTAGGTGCACCATTTCTATTTTTTCTACCTGCGGTTTCAAAGATAGCGCCAGGTGCAGATATATTGGCTACATAAAATGCGGCTCTAAATCCTGCTCTATTTCTTTTGTTAGTGCCTGCTGAGTATTTAATAAGACTTTTTGCTAGAGCATAATCATAAGCTGGAAAGGCTCTATAGTTTATTGTGTCAGCCGATGATGTGCCTTTACCCCAACCACTTAATACTTGATCCTGGGTAGGTAAATATCCTCTAGCTGTATTTTGAATAACAGTCATGGCTACTTTTATATTTTTAGACATTTCTTTATTGAGCGCAGGGTCAACATCTCGCATCGCTTTTTGGAGTTGTTTAACGCCGTTTACCACGACTGGCATTTTTGACCCTTTCTGCTCTATCGGTTAATACTTGAATAATTCCCCGATACATTTCCGAGTCCATATTAATAAACTCGCTAGGCGGTATCCCAGTTTCTACAGCTAATGTGGCTATGCTGTAAATTGTAGAATCCCGCTTTATTATTTTTTTTCTTCGTCTGCTACCTCAACAGTATCTAAACTGTCTATAAATTCTGTACCAAATATAGGTACTTGTGCACCTGATCTGCGTAAGCACTCCCAGGCTAACCAAAAGATATGGGTTTGCTGTTCATGCTCACGCAAGACTTTGCTAATACCTGCACCATACTTCAACTCGAAAGCGTATTCGACACCTGGTGTTATCTTGTGTTCTGTGACTTCACCAGTAGCCCTAGTAATCTTTAGCTTTGCCATTGTTACTCCTTAATTAGAACGCCACTGATGGCGATACTGTGATTCCAGAGTTTACAGTAAATGTAACGCTAGATGTAGCAATTTCGGCTACTCCAGCTGATCCAATTGGTGTTAGGTTATTTACTAAGATTGAGAACTGGTAGGTAGGGTTAGCAGCTGAAACTGTAGTTCCCTTAACTGTAATTACTGATACAGCTAGAGTCTTGCCAAATGCCTCATTAAGAGTCTGGCTTATCTCAGATGTTGCCCAGTCGTTCATAAAGTCGATTGTAAATGTGCCTGATTGTAGACCTGCTACGTAGCGGTGAGCAGTGTCACCCATCGCAGTAATTTCTAGCTCATCCACGATTTGGTTGATAACAGCGCTAGATACTAGGTCGCTAATATCAATAGATGGTGTAGTAGGCGCAGCGTTGGTCGCTAGCTTGATGCCCACGTTATTGTTTAAGTAAATTGCCACTGTTATTCCTCTTCCTTTTTAGGTTGTACTTTTTCTTTTGGTGCTTCTTTTATTTGGCCTGTCTTTATTAAGAAGGCTAAATCTTCTTCTTTGCTCATAATTAACTCCAGCTCGTTAGGATTGATACTGTTATTTCAGACACCAATAAATCGCCACTTTGAGCGTTTACGATTGCTGGAGCTGAAATGCTTGATATATTAAGTGTCAGCGCTGACGCTGCTAACTTTGTTACTACGGCTACTATGTAATCTTCCATACCAGCCAAGTTGCCCTGGTTATCTAACGCAGGTTTAGTGATTAAAATTCTAAAGTTTGCTAAAGGTAATACTGTTACATGATCGTTATTGCTCGGTACTATGTAAGGATCGCCAGGGGTGATTGCTACTGCATTGGCGAGAAGAGTGCTTGGCGGGAAAGCAAAGACTGACCACACGCCAGCATTAGTAAGATCTGTGGCTAGTGTGCTACGTAGTGTGGTAATCGCAGCTGGCATATTAACCTACCAGTGATGCTGGACTTGAATACGGCTGGATGAGGCCACGCACTCGGTTAATCAGCTGATAACCCATTCGATAAGGGCTAGCACTGACCCCATCCATGCCTACCCCACCAGTCTGGCTCACTTGTCTTGCTTGCCAGATGTCCACTGCAATTATCATCGCAGCTTCTCGTATTGCAGGGGTGCTCGCATAAGATTGGGTCTTGTGTTCTGGGCCTCTAGCGTTTCCGTAAGGGACTACTTTGTGAAATTTTTGATCTGCAGCTGTTACTGCAAATTGTACAAATGAATAACCATTAGGATAATTGACATTACCCCAGTTGTACATAAATAAAGGGATTACACTTGTTGTGCCTGTGCTTGGCGGAATAGTGCCAGTAATTGTGTGAGTACCATTAAAAGGTGTGCCACATGCAGTTACAGTAATTTGTTGAGTTGCTACAAATGCGTTTGGATTAGCCAGCATTAATGTTGCTACATTGTCTTGGACTGCTGTGCCAACTACTGGGGCATCGTTATGCCATAAATATTTGCTTATTAAATCTTCTGCAGTTTGACAAACTTCTTCTACTGTTGCATCGGAGTAGAGAGAACCAATACCAAGATTTGCCCTTAACTCGGTTGTCGTAACAAACGTTGCTGGCATCTCTACTCCTTTGCTAATAGCTCTCTGGGGCTAGGGCTACTAAACCCCAGAGATTACTGATTTGTTTTTAGTTAAGGTTGAACTTAACGATGCCGTTAGGCATTTTTGCAATAGTGGCCATATAACCATAAATTGCAACCTGTACTTGCAAATTGCTTACCACGTTAACAGACATAAATGCCTGTGGTGAGCGATATACAGTAAATGCTTCTGGTGCAAGGATTACAGCAGAATCATCGATAGTAGTTGTAGCTGTGAAGTTTTTGTCTACATATAGATCAAGTCCTAGCACGTTACCACGATTTGAAGTGCGTAATACATCTCCGCCTGAATTCATTGGTTGTGATGCTGAATAAATTGGGCGACCAGTGTTATCTACTGATTGTAGGAGTAATTGCCACTGTGATGGGTTGGCAATATAGTTCTGAGCAAAGTAGCCAGTACCTGTATAAATTTTACGAGCTGCATCGCTAGTAAATTCAATAATGCCAGCTGAATCTGCATCGCAACCTGAAGAATATTGACCTGCTGCAATAAGTGCAGTAAGGGCTGCTGTATCAATAGTTGTTAAATATGCATTTTGTAACTGGGTTGTCAATTCCGCATAGAAATTTGGGTCTGATCTTTCAAGCAACTCAACGCTTAGTGTATTCATACCTGAATATTTGGATACTGTACCTGTTAGGTAAGCAGTTTCCATACCAGTATTTTGCACTGCGCCAGCTTCTGCTTCAACAGTTACTACTGGTGCTACACCAGTTCCACCGCCAGCGGAAGTTACCAAAGATGGTACTGAAATTGTCATACCTGATGCTGGTAGTACGCCTTGTGAACATGCATCAATTGTTGGAGTACCAAAACGAGTATTAGTTACAAACTCGGTTAGGTATTGTGTTGGGTTAAATGCTGGGTTAGTTGAAAATGAGTCGTCTGCTGCTGCAATAAACAACTTTGATTCATCTGATCCTAGTGCAGCCTTAATCTTGTGCTCTGTGTACTTTGCCATCGAATCGATAGGTGTACGCACACGTGTCTGGATTAATGGTGCTGTAATTACTGGGCGTGCAGCTTCTACTGTAGGAGTAGCAGCCTCTGCCTTTGCTTCTTGTGGCGCTGTTGCTAAATCTTCCACAGGAGCCTCGCTTTCTGTTGTTTGGTTTGTGTCCTCTGCTTCGTTTTCACTAGCAGCAACTTTAGTTACTTGCGCAGCGCTAAACGCTGGTGATTCAACTAGGCTAACCTCACGTAAAGTAGCGCTAGTTACATATAAATAATCTTTTTTCTGTATAGATTTGTTAACATCCACACCGACAGATAGACCATCGATTAATTGCTCGCCAGCAAGGATTAAAGCATCTTGACCTTGCATAGATGCGCTAATCTTAAATGATGCGTAGATTCCGTCTTTTTCTTCATTAAATTTTTGCATGCGGCCTATTGGGCGCTCTGGTGAATGTTGCATAAGCATCTTGACCTTGCCAGGATCGCCTATATCTATTGAGCCTTTAGCGAATACGACCTTACCAACGGAAGTATTGCCTACCTCTTCGAAAGGTACGATCTTGCCAGCGATAACTCTGCGCTCTGTATCGGCAGCTTCTATGTGGCTACTGAATGTAAGTTTCATTATCTTCTTCTCTTCCGTTAGGTGTTAGGCTTTCCATTTCTTTTGCATCTTCTACGTCAATTAGACCTAGATTTAACATTTTCTCTATTGCTTCTAGGCGCTTCATTGTGTCAGCTCTTAAAAATGATTCTTCAATAGCAAACTTAACTACGTGGCCTCTAGGGGTAATATCATCCATACTTAAGCGATCTTCAATAGCACAGATAAACGGCTGTAGTGAATATGCTACAAACTCTTTGCGGCTTTCTAAAAGATTTTGATAAGTCATACTGCTACCAGTTCCCATATCTGCACTTATCATGTGTGCAGGTAAATTCATCGCTCTGGCGATTTGTGTAGCGCTAAACTGGATTGAATCCGTATAGGCCATTTCTTTAGGTGAAAAACCTGTAGTTTCATAAGATAAAGTAGAAGTTAAATATGCTGTAGATCTATTTTGTCTGCTTTGCTTCCATTGTGCTAATAATCCTGATACTTGCTGCTCTGGCAAATCTGCTCCAGTGTTTTTAATGTAACCAGTTGGCATGGGAGTTTGCGCTGCTACAGCTGCTGCTTTTTCAGTATCTAATGCGCTTTGTATTGTACGTGCTGCGGTAGTTAATACACCTTGTGTTAATCCTTGGAATGTGATAAGTGAATTAATACCGCTCATTGGTGCTCTAACACCATCGACAAAGTATTCTTCTACTTCTGTGCCAAACTTATTTGTTGTAAATGTAACTCTATTGTTAGCGACCCACTCAAATCGTGATGGCCTTAAATCATCTGCATATAATTCTGTTACTCGCCAATATGCAACACCATAAAATAAAAGACTATCGACAGTCCATGATATGGTGACGGATCTTGGTTGCCGATAGTCTGGTTGATCTATCCAAAGAGGGTTCCCCAACTCCTCACCATTTGACTTTTTGTAAAGCTTCAATGGCAAGTATGAAACTACACCAGCTATAAGATTTCTGCAACGTGAAACGGCAGGTACTTGCATAGCAAAATTTCTATCTAATCCACCTGGGAAATTACCAACACCAGTTGTAAATGAACCATAGCCATAGGCTGTGTCCATAATTGCAGGGGCGTATTGCGCTTGGACAGTTTCAGTTTTTTTATTTATACCCAAAGCAGACAATAGACCCATAGGTATACTTTATACCATAAATCGGATTAATGGTGCAAGTTAGACAAATATCTGTGCAGTTTGTTGCGGTCTAGTTAATTGGCTTACGACCATGGCAAGGCTTATTGCAGCTGTAACATCGCCAGCAGATTTACGCCTAATAATACGCCAGCCAGCATCATTCGTCTTAGCTGCACAGTTATTAAGGTGCTGTACTAAGTCCGCTTGTCCACTATGTACTAATCTAACGTTAGCCAGGGCATCTGATAAGTCTGAGCAGGCCTGGTAGAAAGCCTGGCCACTGCAATCTTCGATACGCCAGCCACTTTGTTCTAATTTTGTGGCTAAAGTTTGTGTAGCGTACTTGTCAAAGAGTATTTTGTGTGGGTGATACTTCTTTGCCCACTCATTAATATCACTAGCCATTTTAACTTCATCTACAGCTACTTCGCTTTGCCATAACTGGGCTAGACCTACTGCTATCTTGCCATCTTTTAATTGACCCATAACTAAAGCACCAGATCTTCTAGTAGGTGCAATATCAAAGGCCATTATAGTCATCGGCCCGACAGGGATTTCTAATGTGCTATCACTACATGCCTCAATAGATCCATATACCCAGGGGCTTACAGCGCTATCTATCCACTGGCAAAGCATTTCAGTTCTTGTAGCTTCTACGCTGTTTGTATTGACTGATTCTTCTAAGGTTTCTTCGGATATTAAATGCCCTAGTGCGGGATTTGCAAGTGCCCAGGCTTTACGATCATGTATCTTGCAGTGTTGCGGTGCTGACCATTCGTAATAACCTAAACTCTCTGGCGGGTATGATAAACAGCGCTCTTTAAGATCATTAAGCACAGTACTAAATCCATCACCGGCATTACTTGTCATTAAGGTCATAGAATTAGGCCTAGCACGTGTAACAGGTAGTGCAGCTGTAAAAGCTTCCTCTGTCCACTCACGTAATTCGTCTATGTATAAAAAGTCGGCTGTCTTACCACGTGGTGCATCACGTGTTGCAGCGGCTATCTCATACCTTGCGCCATTAAGTAGGCTTATAGATTCTTGACCATTAGCCAGGCGTATCTGCCTTACCTGGTCTTTTAGAAATTGATTATCTTCTATCGTATAACTAACTTGTCTAAATGTATCTAATGCCATATTACGATTAGAGGACATGCCCAGCACATTCTTAGAGCCCCATAAGAATAGATGGCATAATATAAGCATGCGGGCTAGATGTGTCTTACCATTTTGACGTGCTACCAGTATTAGAGCTGTCTTCTTGCGCCAGTTATCCTGATCGTCTACACATAACAAATCATCTAGTACAAATCTTTGCCAGGGGATTAAAGGTAGACCGATCCTCTCAGCTAGATCGGCCACCTCGTCCGATTTGCTCTTACCTTTAAGTAAGGGCGTGTGAACTCTAGGCTCAGTACTACCAATTAGCCCGACCCCTCGTTTAATTGGGATTATTTCTGCATCATTCTTCATCGAAGTTTATTGTATCTGGTTTATTAAAAGGTGAGTCTGGAACGATCTGGACTGTCTTGGAGAGAGAAGGTTTGAAAAAGACAGGGGGGGTCGGCATGCTATTAAAAAAACGACCACCTTTAGCGCTATTACATGACTTACACATGCTTTGTAGGTTGTCCGGACTCCACATATCACCACCCTTAACTCTAGGTATGATGTGATCCACTGTATGAGCTGGTTTGTTGCACACCACACACACCCAACCATCACGATCGAGGATCTGTATGCGTAGCTTCTGCCACTTGCCACTACCTATAGCTCTTTTACTCAATGCCATCCTTTAGTCTTGAAATGATTTAATGCTTTACACATAGAACCATATCTATTTAGATTGTATTTGATACCCCAGTCTACTTGCTTAAACCCATCTACCTTAGCCAAGTACTTAGATCTACCTTGTGGTATGCCATAGTGTGAGCCGTTGCGAGCGCTTGGATTCCAGCGTGACTCGTAGTGGTATAACTCATCTAAGCAATAGAACTCAGTAAATGAGTGGTTAAGTTTGATAAATGCATATTGCTTGTAATGAGTAGCTCTTGGTTTATCTGCAACGGAATAATCTTTTGTAAAGCAAAGGCTAAATGCAATTAGCATAGAGCTCACCCAAACTCTGCGCCTTCCGAGCCTGGCCTTGGGCGGCTCAGCTTTTCGATTTAAGATCGAACGCTTTTTTAGGGTATCACACACTGTCAAATCCTGTAAGATAACCGCAGGTCAGACGGCGTGGCGAAGAATGGCACAAATTCATACTGATCGATCCAGGTACAATCATAACCAGCCTCACTCATTACCCACCTCTATCTCTATGAAGTATTCGCCCTCGGTGTAAATTGTATCCTTACGCACAATAGGTGCTTTACGTAAATCATCACCATGTAACATAATTAGATGCGAACGCTCGCTATTTAATATGACAAATATAGAATTATCTGTGGCGAATTTAAGCTTACGAGCTGGTATATGCATAGTCTTGAAAGGGAATTTAGCCCCTTTCCAATTATGTTTTACCTCAACTTCACAGCTGTAATAATCACCCTCTGGATTCTTAAACAATAGATCTATGCCATATTGGTCAGGATTTACCCAAGCTGTGCAGCCCTTACTTTCTAGCCATTTAATCACCAACTCTTTAGCATTATCATTGTCAGCGTATAGCTCTAAGCTAAATGGTTTAATCAAGGTTTAGAGCCCCATCCAGTACCCTTTAAGATTATGCCAGGTGCTGAATACATACGTGCCATATCTAGCCCACATTTAGGGCAAAGCATGCCGCCATCATCCTCTTTGTAAGTCCTATGTACTGACCCATAAGTACCACACTCATTACAGCTGTATTCATACGTTGGCATCATATTCTCCAATCAATAGGCAAGTGTGGCAAGGCAGTGTGTCAAACTGCCAAGCCCCACAGCTATTACATCTACTAACCTTGCTATCTTTAGGTGCATCCTTTTGCTCAGCTATGTTCTTGACACCAACACAGCCACAGTCCATACACTGATACATCTTGAACCCATCTGGCATATCTGTCTGGTCAAGCCATAAGAACTCAGTGTTACGACTACACCCATTACATTTAAATTTAGTCACGAGCGATCAATTCGTGGCATCGAAAGCATGTGCCATCTTTGAACACCCTGTCATCGCCACACATTTCGCATGTGATAACAGACTTCACTAGATGCACACCACTATCATCTATTTCGACAGTAACTCCACTGCCGTTGATAAATGCGATGTATCCCATGATTTACTCCTTATCCTTAAAGTACCAAGCGCCTGTGCTGGTCTGTGATGCCCATTTAGCATGTTCTTTGATATTACCCAGGCATACATAGCCATAAAATGGCTTCTTGGTTGTCTTGCTAACACCTTGCTTAAGTGCCATGCCATGAGAGCAGCAATCTACTGGTGGCTTAGGTGTATCTGGCACAGCTGCAACCCAATCAGTAGTAGTCCACTGCACTGGATCTTCTAGTTTATTTTCGACTGTAAAAACTGCTCCACTTGAAGTATTAGCAACTCGTTGCATCTCTGTTCGGCTAGGTCTTGCACCTTTTTTCGAATAGATGTAATTTGCCAAAGCCCGACCAATTGCGCTGCTTTCTGCAAGCTCACAAGCAAACTTATTGAAGCTCGAAGTAGTGCGTATCTCCGATGCCCAACCAGTCGCAACTGGAGTCGCATCAGCCGTAGTTCGGTATAAGCGAGCCACAAACACAAATTCATCTGGATTAGAATTCGGGCGATTAATAAGTTCTGTTTGAATAGATCCATCTTCATTATCTTTCCACCATTTTTCTAATCGTTCTTCAACTGTTTCATAATCATCTAGGTTAAATGCCATTATTGCTCCCACTGAAAGTCTTTGTCTTGCATGTATTCTTGGCAGGTCTTTGATATGGCGATATATGCCACTGCGTCTTTGTAGTGATCGTCAATTTCTGGACTCTCAACGCTACGACTGAGTTTGAGCAGTGCCATACAGCTTGCCACTTGATTTGATGTAATCGGGAAATTGAGATAAGCAGACCACAACTTGGCAATTCGATCCATTTGGATCGCTGGGTGGCCGTAATGCATCCCTCTTTCATGTATAAGTGTGACTGCATCTGCAAATAGTTTCTCAGTTGTTGTGGACATCGTTATCGACCATCCTTCGATGCATATCCCAGCCATCTTTACGGCCTCGCCAGTAATGTATAGTTTTGA